TTTAGGTAGTCGCGTTTGCCAGATAGTAGCCGAGCTTCTTTCTGTCTTATTAATGCCTCCCGTGCTTTCTCATCCATGAAATCTACAACTTCATCCTCAATGCCGTTGATGAACTTGTCAAGGTCTGCTATGTCTTTACCAATTTTCATGTTATAGTTCACTGGTGTTGCGCTTGATTGCGGCAATATCCTCTTGAATACCTTGTAATGCAACTCTCATGGCTGCTGTATTGCCGTTTATTTCCACAATTTCCATGTAGGTCATCACAGCATATCGGAGCAGTTCATTATTTACCTGTACGCTTGCGTACATGGCTGTTTCAATATTGGCCATAGATGTTAAAAGACCGATTATTGATTGCGTCTGCGCCATTACATAGCCGCGGATGTCGGTAACCTTGCCTTGAATGTCCGTGAATCGGCCGTTTAACTCATCGCCCGTATCTTGCGACATTGTTTGAAAGCCTCTTTCCGTGGCTTCCTGACGAGCTGCGCCAGCATTCCCAAGTAATTCCTTTGTTTCAGCGGGAAGGCTGTCCCAAATAGCTTGAAATTCCTCACCAACTTTGTTGAGATCGTCAGCAAAGTTTCCCATGGAATCAATCACACCGTCAATCCCGACAAAAACTCCATCCTTGAACCATTTGGATTTATACTGGTCAAAAATATCTCCGATACGTTCTTCAACAAATTTGCTGACTAACATTTGTTTCATGATGTCAGCAACAATTTCGTCTACCTTTTCACCCCAGGCCTTAGCGGCGTCCTCACCTTCTAAAAACGCTTCTATGAAGGCATCGCCAAGTTCTTTTGCAATATCTTCTGCCGTGCCGCCGATAATAGTTTCTACAACCTCATTTATTACTTCAGCAGCTTCTTCTCCAAGTTCTTGAATTTGACGTTCCCATTCTTTTATCTTTGATTTGTCCGTTTTTTTCTTGTCGTTCTCTGCATTAATCTGCTTTTGAAGCAACAACTGCTGTTCTGCAAGATTGTTAAGTTTATCTCGGGTATTACTAAACTTATTTTCCCCCAGAAGATTGCTGTCTGTATATTTAAGGTTTGAATAGGCATCTGCTATACTTTTGATTGCCTTTTCTTCTATTTTAGCCGCGTTGATTCGCTTAACGATGGCTTCCCCGAAGGGGCTTAGTTTTCCGTATGCGCTCAATATCGCTTTCGTCGCATCATTATAAGCGTCTTTTACCTTCTGAATAGCATTAAAAGAATTTTCTTGGAGCCGAATTGCATTGGCATTATCCAATTCCCATTGCAGTTGCTCAATTCTACCTTGCAGTCGGTCTATTTCCGCTTGTTTTTCATCATCATTATTAAATAGGCTGGCTATTTTAGTTGCTATTGTCAATACCGCTTGAATGATAGCAAGAATAACGGATGCTCGCTCAACAGCTTTGATCGCACTGGTGGCGGTTGTTGATGTCGTTGTAATAGCTGCCGCCGACGATTCAGTAAGAGTAACAATGCTGCTAATCATACTGGCTGCATTAGTTGCAATTTCGCCCGCCGCACTAATGACTTCGCCAGTAGTGCCCCCAACGGCATCACCAATACCCTCGAATCCATCTGCAATATCACCGAGTGTCCTCTCTAATCGCTGCCATTTCTTGATCGCATTATCTTTGGGGGCTAATTTTGTACTCGAAGCAGCTTTATCTACTGCATTAATTTTTGCTTGCGTCTGATTGATCTCACCGCGCAATTTCTGTCCTTGGGCACTATCTGATGAATCGAGGGCATTATATTCGGATTCCAGTGCTTGTAGCGATGCCTCCAGCTCTGCTTTCAGGGCGGATAATTCATCCATGGTCTTGCCTGTCAATTCTCGCACCCATTGCCCGGCTTGTACTTCAATTTCTGCTACTGCTGCATCTCGCTCGGCTTCAAGTGCCTTCCGCTCTCCAATGCTGCCAGCATTTTCGATCTTACGGTCGTAAATGTCTTTTGTAGCTTGTAGTTTTTCCCGGAAGGTTCCATACGCTTTCAAATACTCGTCCCAAGATTGTATATTCTTATTGATTGTAGATGCCAACCCTTCGGGGCTTATCGAAATAGAAGAAACGCTTGCCCGTTCTTCAGTACGCTGGGCATTATTGGCATCGTTCAAGGCTTTTATTTGGGCTTGCTGCCCCTTGGTCAATTCCCCACCTTGCAACTCCCTGATGCGCTCCTCTGCCTCCTGTATGGCACGGGCGCGTTTCTGGTAGTCAAGGTCTATTTGCGCGAGTTTCTTGGCCGTGCCCTCCTTCATAGAATCTACTTCGGCCTGCAATGCATCATCCCGGAGCTTTTGCAATTGCTTGGTGAGCTCCTTTAGATTGCGCTCTTGATCGGATGCGGCTTTTTTTGCTGCGTTTTCGGCCTCTTGGCGGGCTTTTTCCGCCTTTGCATTAAGTTCATCCGGCGTTAAGGCGGTGTACAGCTTTTCTGCTGCGGGGGTCAATTTTTCGATGCCGGCATTTATCGCTGCAATAAATGCATCGACATCACCTTCATAGCCTTCGTTTATACGCTTCCAAAGGTCATCACCATCTTTACTGAGATTTGATAATTCGTTAATAAAATCATCCCTAAACCTCCTTAAATTTGCTTTCGCCCTTTCAAAACTTGCAGATTCAGAGGTGAGAGAAAATGTTATTGGGCCCTTCCCTTTGCTGGCTTCTTGTGCTGCAGCATATGCTACTCTGTATTCTTTTAAAGCAAGAGAATAGTTGGTATAGGCATCCCCTGTTTTTTCAATAAGTTTTAAACTCTTTGCGTCCTCTGTAATAAGTTCTTGGGCGGCTTTCGCCTCTGCGACCTCGATAATTGCGTCGCGCAGGTTTTCATAAGCACCGACAGCATTCCCGACCATAACCTGTTCCGCAGCCATATTGCCGAAGTAAGCGGGGTATATGTCTTGCAGTTTTTTGACCGCTTCGGCTCTTTCTTCATAGGGCTTGGAAAGGTCTGTCGCAGCCCTATACAGCAGGTTCAATTTGGTTAATTCGGATTGAGCCGACACCGAACCTTGAGCCATAGCGGAATTAAAGCGTTCGAGTGCAGCGGCAGAGGCGTCTATCGTCGTTTTACCTTTGAACAGCGACGCTACCCAGTTGGTTATCTCCTTGCCGTAAAGGGTAAGCACGGTTACGCCGGCCACAAGCAGGGTTTGCCAGGAGAAGATCGACGATGCAATCTGTTTCCATACGGGCGTGAAGGTTTGCCCGGCTTTCTTCAATTCATCAACCGATTTCTTCGCCCGTGCTATTTCATCGGCCAGCATCGGCAGGTTGTTGGATATGGCGGAAAAGAATATTTGCGGGCCATATGCCAGCGACGGCAACTCGCGGGCAACTTGCTGAATTTGGAATCCCAGCATATTGAATCCCGAGGCATAATTGCCGACATTGCGAGTATGGACGCCCATCGACGCATCCAGTTCTTTGATCTTCGTGTCGAGCGATTCGATGTTTTTAAGCATCGTTTGCCCTTGCGCCCCCTCACGTTCCGCGTCGCTCATATTTTTATACACCGCACGCATACGGGTAAGCGCCTGGGACATTTCGTTGATCGAGCCGACGGCGGCCTTCTCCAATTTGATTTGGTTGGCGAGCTCCCGCTTCAATTGGGATATTTCCTGCTTGTATTCCTCGATAGATACGGCAGCGTCCAATACTTGCGCCCTTTTCTTTGCAGACAATTGCCCGTTCTGCTGCTCTTCCTTATTGAGCGCGGTGACATCCGCTTTTAATCGTGCGATCTCATTTGAATATAGCCTAATTTGGGCTATTGCCTTTGTTTTTTCGTCGTTAGCGGCTTTTAGCTCACCAAGCAGGTCATGGTATGCCGCAGTTTCGGCCTGGGTAGCCGCTGTTCCTGCCGTAGAACCGCCGCCAGCAGTTCCGGTCGTGGCCGAGGCAGTAGCCTTGGACGCCGCATCCATTGCCTGCTGCTCCATCTGGGCGATCTTGCGCATTGCCTGTTCGACGCGAGCCTCCATATCGGCAATATGGCGATTTATGACTTTAAACCCGTCTGAGTTAGACGGAAATTTCTCCAACAACTGATATAACAGTTTCAGCGATTTGATAAAATTATTTAACTTTGCGGTGTCCGCATTTATTTTGAATGATAATGCACTCATTGCTACTCATTAAAAAATTCATTAATTTGCTATTCTAAGGGAACTCCGTAGTTGCAAGTTTGGATTACCCGCGTTACGGTAAAAACCATAACGCGGGTTGTTTATTTTAGGGTTCTTTGGCTATCGTTTCGGCTAAACCGAGCATAATAGCGGTTGTTTGCGATATGTCCTCAATAGGAAGCATCGCCAGGGTTTTATTGTATGCATCGAACAGCTCGGGCAATGATGCCCGCCGCATTATCCGACGACGCAAAAACCATATTCTGATCCCGGCGAATACATTGCGGCTGCCAACGATAGCCAGAGCGACACTATGCGCCATCGCTGCTATGCATGCTTCGCTCTTATCCGGCTCTTTATTAATATGCCGGGCTGTCATGATCTCCGCTGTGGTCTGAGGGGTCATCCTGTATATCGTGTAGCCTCTCCGGGCAATACGGATGCTGATAAAATCCCTTTTCCTGCCATCAGCGGGTAACATATCTGCAAGTTCCGCTAAGGTCTGTATCATAATCTCTTTGTTTACTTTTTCCATGGTGTAATACCTTGATTGGTTTTTGATTTATTTGTTTATTTCTCATCCGGCCATACCCTCGGTGGAGGTCACGTTGCGCCCGTAGAAACTGGAGTTTTCGTTTGGCTCGGTTGATCCGGTGGTTTTTCTGACCATCCAGTATTATCATAAGCTCGTCACGGCTTAATTCGACAGTCCACACCGAATAGTCGGCAATTACTGCCCGCCCTTCCGTCCTTCTCCCCATTATCCGCTTGCTAATTATGTTTATAATCCTTACCTTTGCGAATAATGTAATGCTTCGTTCGACAATGCCTTATAAGAGAGAGGGACTATCCCCCCTCTCTTATTCTTTGAGGCAATCCAACGCGTCGGGATGGAGTTCTATGGTGCCTTCGTATGATACCCTAATGACACTACGGTAGTCCGTGTCTTCCGGCAGGATCGCAGTCTTGAAACTCGGATGATCCGCGATCAAAGTATTCAATGCTTCAACCGCACGGCGCACCTGTTCGCATTGCTGAAGTACACGTCCGCGCATTACTGCCACTTCGAGCGTACGCCGTTGGTGCTGGTCGGCCAGCCAGTCGGTAGACAATTTGACCTTATCCCCGCTTACGATAAATGCCTTAGGGTCGAGGGCATCAGCCTCACCGACACGCAGCGCATTTTTGATCGCCTGTTGTGAATTGTCGATGACGCTATTCATGTACTCATTTGCCCGCGCTGTGAGCTCCTCCCGTGTCGTTACGATCTTGATCTGCTTCGCGTCTTCGGCGGCAAGCCGTTTCGCCTGTGTTCGGATAGCCTTGCTGTCAGACAGCACAATGTCCGCAATGCTTTCGGTGGATACGTCCAGGCGCGCCACTTTCAGTTGCTGGATTGCGGCCTCAAGTTGGGGAATAGCGGCTGCGTGGGCTTTAATATACTCTTCGTGCTTGTTTGTCTTTGCTTTCATATTCGATAATAGTTTAGTTTGCATTGGTTCAAAACCGGATATTCGGATTTATGGCCGAATCTTTGGGGACATAACCGGGATGCTCAGCGTCGGGAAGTGCCTGCGCCCACTCTTTCGCTAATGCCTTGTCCTCTTCTTCATACTCGGGGATGTACACACCCCGCTGCTTGTCTTGCTCTTGCATGGTTTAAGTTGTTTTTTTAATGTTTCACAATTACATTTGCCTGTGGCTTTCATAGGATGGTTACGATTTTGGGTTGGGCATAGGCGGCGTGGATCCGCCTATGTTTTTTTGCCTTTCCTGCCAGCCTCAATAGTCTACGCGCCAATCTTATGGCTTGGGCAGGGCTAAAACACAGCATTGCGCAATTGCCCTGTATGAAATCCGTGTCGTAATCGCTTGCGTCCGGGACGTACAGGATAATTTCGTCATCACCCCTGTGTGTGCCGTTGCTGTCTACAATCGTGGTCGTTACGCGGTCGAGCGTCAGTCCGATACCGTGTTGGTTGTCGATCTTGATCTGCTTCATGTTGTTTTATTAGTTAAAAAATAGTTGTTTCTTGGGTTACTTGCACCTGTCGGCCAGTCATGCACGGAACCTCCCCGCCTCGAAACCGTTGGCCATATAGAATGCGATTTTGTCGGCTGTGTACTTCTCACTGCCCCGGATGCAAAGGGCCGTGCCGAATCCGAATTCCGCTGTTTGCGGATAGCATTCATGCTTTCCTCCGTCTTTGCATACTCGCTTCGGCGCTTTGAACACTTCGTAATAGGTCAATCCATCGGAGGTGGTGCGCTTGTAACAGTACATTCCGTTGACCTTATTATGGGCGATTTTCTCAAACTTATCGCCCAACGTGGCAAATTCATCCGTCAGAGGATTGTATAATATTCGTTTTTTCATGGTGTATTCTTTCAGATTTCTATTTTCCTTCATGTCGTGGACACTTGTCCCACGTGGGTATTTTCATGCGCTCAAATTGCGTATTGCGTCAAAACGGCTCGGCCTCCTCAGCTACATCCGTCGCGGGGCTGTCGTAGTCGGCTATCCGGGTCAGGCTCTCGTTATGTCGAAAACAAATGCACCCTGTCGCGCCCTCTCGGTTCTTGGTGATATGCATCAGCCCCACCCCCTCGGCCGGAATGATCCCGTATCGGCCCGCGTCTATCTCGGTTCGCCCGTACATCACCGGACGATCGAGGAACAGCACCATGTCGGCATCCTGCTCAATGGCTCCCGACTCCCTAAGGTCAGATAATAGCGGCGTTTTATCGGCTCTTTTTTCGATGTCGCGCGACAACTGCGATATCAGAATGACGGGCACGTCGAATTCCTTGGCCAGCAGTTTGGCCGAACGGCTGATGGCGGCAATCTCACGCTCGCGGGTCGTATTCGGGTTGCGGGTCGAGGTGTCGAGAAGTTGCAGGTAGTCGATAATGACCATACCGCACTTGCCCCGGCGGTGCATCGCCTTGCATTGCGAGCGTATAGCGCCCATCGTGATATTAGCCCGGTCGTTGAGGAAAACAGGCATAGACGAAAGGGTGGCGCCGGCCGTCTCTATCTTCGTCCAGCCCGAAGCGTCGACATTACCGGTGCGGAACGCCCCCGAATCTACACCCGAGCTGCCGACCAGCATACGCCCGGCCAGTTGGCCGGAAGGCATTTCTAACGAGAACAGGCAAAGCGGAACGCCCGACGCGGCCGCAGCACGGGCAAAATGTAGCATCGTAGCGCTTTTGCCCATTCCCGGACGGCCAGCCAATACGATCAACTGACCACCACGCCAGCCGCCCGTAAGAGCGTCGAGCCGCTGCAACCCGGTAGGAATGCCGATACACTCGCCCGCTTGCCTTGCCTGCTGTCGTCGTTCCAAATCGTCGAGGGTTGCCCGCACGACATCCGACAAAGGCGTGATGTCATCCGAACGCACGGCCCGGTCAGCTATCGCGGTTATTTCCGTCGTTGCCCAGTCTACAACACCGTCCGGATCGGAGACGGCACGCGCCGCAAGTTCGTAGCCGAAGATGTATAAACGGCGGCGTATTTCGGTGTTTGCGAGTTGCCGGGCGTGCTCCAGCACGTTAACGCCGGAACCTACTGCATTGGTCAGTTCTGAAAGGTAACGCAACATTTCCCGGCCTTTGAGTTCCGGCCGTTGCGACAACGTGTAAAGGTCTATTTTCTCGTTGCGCTCCAACATCGAGAGCATCTCGCCGTAGATCTTGCCATTATTTGGGTCAGAAAAGGCCGAAATTCCGATGATCTCCATCAAGTCGGGGAGTTGACCAGGCTCAAGAATCAAGGCACCTAAAACAGCTCTTTCGAGCTCGGGCGATTCCGGTAATCCCTCGACGGGCGCCGGGCGGTTATAAGAAGTTTGTTTTTCGCGTTTCATTGTTCGGGTGTTTTTGGGTTGTGGTGTTAAACTCGGATTTGCGGCGCATCCAATTTCGCGCGGCGGCTTTCCAGTCTTTTATCGGATTTTTACCGGTTCGCCAGCCGTTAGCCGTGAAATAGTCGTAAAAGCATTCCGCATCCGTATCGCCTCCTTTGATCGTAGAAAAATAATCTTTGACTATTTCGAGCGAGGGGACGACAAACGCCGTGCGTTTGGTAGTCCCTCGGCGCGGCTTGTCCGCGCTCGTCGTTACCGAAGTGTCGTTACCTTCTGCATTCGTAGGCTCCCCCTTACAATCCCCCTTACTATCTATATCTTTATCCTTATCCTTATCCTTATCCTTATCCTTATAAAGGTTAGGTTCTTGGTTAGGTTCTTGGTTAGGTTCTTGGTTAGGTCTTTGGTTAGGTCTTTGGTTAGGTTCGCCCGCCTTGCCACTTGGGTTATTTCGGCTTCCTTTGGGCGCTCCGCCTTTTCGGCCATTCTCCACACAGGCGTCGTATCGGTTATGTGCGTTATCGATTACGGGCTTGATCGCAATAAACAACGCCTTTGCAACTGCATTGCTATCCGCTCCAGGCGCAATGCCTTCAAAAGCATAGTCGAATATCGTTTCCGATACGACCTTATACAAATCCGGCGGTAATTCGCGCAAAGATTCACGGAATGAGCGGTAATAGACCATCGTGTCGCGGATCATCGTGTACCTCCTTTCCGGGCTTGCTTACGCTCCCATTTAACCCAATCCGCCTCAAGTTGAGGGTAGCAATAATCATAGAAAATACGGGATAGATCAGGCGGCAAGTCGGGGGCGATACGGTCAAGGCCATACATTACAACCGCATCCATAAATAACCGATAGTCAACGGGTGCAAGCCCTTCCATCGCACCCCGAAAAGAGCGATAAAAAATAAAACTTTTACGCTTCATGGTCGGCCTCCTTCCGGATAAAATACCGCTTGAATTTACTGCCGTGCTCGCTGGGCACCCATTCATCGAGGATGTCGATGCCTTTGGCCCTCAAATCGCGTATGCAGCTCCGAGGATCAGACAATCGCAGGGCGACGGAAATGTCTGCGGCAGAATATTTTTTGCCTGATTGGAGTAAATTATAGACGCGCTGCTGATGGAACGCTAAAGTTTTTTGCGTATCTTTGCTGGTGTCCACACCAGGGGTTGCCGCTGCGTGCTCGCTTCGAGCGCCGGCGGCGATCTTCATTTCATACATAGCCCTGGTGTTATTTACGGTTGGCACTTTCGGCAATACGCAATGTAGCAGCAGTTCGCTTGTCCTCCGGACGAACGGTGCGTGAATCAACCCACGCCAAAAGCGCCTTTTTCGAGAACACTATGCGGCGTCCGACCTTCTTGTACGGGATCGTATTTTTGTATACGTGATTGTAGAGCGTTGCCCGAGTAGTGGGGACGCTCTGTTCGGTCAGGAACCGGGCGGCGTCCTCAATATTCATTCCGTCTGATTCGACGGGCTCATTTTTGCGCCGGAAGTCGGCGAGTTTGGGAAGAATCGCGTTTACTGCATCGCTGATAATGGATTGCAGTTGCGCGGGAGTTGTTACGATTACGGTGTTATCCATAGCATCGTGAAGTTTTAAAAATTGAACACTTACCCGCGTCCGGGCGTTAGTGATCGATCACGATGCAAAGGAGATAAATATATATTATACCCGTAAAAACTGGACAATTAGAGTGCACAATGTAACCTTATGATACCTGGTATATATCATATGTCCAGTATTTACCATTTTATTATACGCAGGCAAGTAACACGATGAAACGTCATGAAAAACATCTGTCCAGTTAATAGCCGCATACACACTCAAAAAAATTACATTTTTTTTAAATTTTCTATGGTTTTTTGCACCGCTATATTGATCTGACCAAATTTAAATCCTTGAGTTTCAATGAAGCCCTTAGCAATCCAGTCCGTTACTGTTTTTCGATTTCTTCCTGTTATTCGAGAAAAATAGGCGGCGCTTATATATGCGTCTATTTCACCTTCACTATCATAAATGCAGGGATCACTTTCATCGGAATTATAAAAAGCTTCTAATTTTTTTATCGTCTCCGCAAACCTATGCCGTTGCACTCGATTTGCTCTCTTAACACGAATGTCTATTACATTCCAGTCATAATCATCCTCGCAGATACCACAACACGTTACAAGGTCTTTTATAATAGCATTTTGAGCATCTTTCGAAAACCTCATTAGGAATTTATCAAATTTATATCGTCCCATCTTGATTTAAAATTTCGTTAATAATTCTGCATTCTTTACCCGCTCCTCCCGCTCAAAGCTGGCGAGGTAATTCTCCGTTGTTTTGAGGTCTTGATGACCGAGGCTTTCCGAGATATAGGCAATGTTAGCCCCCGCCCGCTTTAACACCGTGGCGAACGAATGCCGAGCCGTATAGGTCGAGATATTGCCGAGACCGAGCTTTTCGCCGACCTCCTTCATGCGCTTGTTGATCGCACGGGTCAGGTACTTGGTTTTATTCTTACGGGTTATCGCATCTTCTTTACCGGTCAAGATTGGGAAAATAAACGCGTCGGGGTATGGTGTTTGCCCCCAGCGGTCGATAATAGTCTGCATTGGAGGCGTTAATACCGCCTGTATATCCCGCAATGTTCGGCTGGTGGATTCAGTCTTTTGCCGGACGAAACAAATTTCGCCGTTCACAATGTCCCTGTACCTCAACTTCACGAAGTCGGCAACATTAATCCCATTGCACAGGTAGAGAAATAGCCAATAATCGCGGTATTTGGCCGTCGCCTCGCTCCCATCGTCATAATTGGCTATTTGCCCTATTTGCTCCAAAGTAAGGGCCATTTTGCGCCCCGTACCGGCTTGTATTTCGTATCGTCCCCGGCCAAACGGGTATTGCGATTCTTTGAGCACGCCCAAGCGCTTTGCATCGTTGAGGACTGCGCGCAACGTTCGCAGGTGAATTGCTATTGTAGTTTGCCGCTTCCCTTCTTTACGCATGAAATCGGCATACTTTCCCAACCACGCCACCGTGATAACATCGAACCGAATCCGCATCCCGGCAAACCGCTCCAACCCCTTCAATACATTGTCGTATATCAACATATTTCCTACACGTCCGGCCTTCTCCAATTCTGCTATTTTCGCCCGAAACATCGTATTAACCGTATCGGATGCTGCGCCTTTTAGTCGGTTATTGAGAGCGTCGAGCGAGAACCCGCCAGCCCCTGCCAACTCCTCAACAGCCGCCCGCACGATCTGGTAGCTGCTTTCGATGTCCTTGCGGATCGCCACAAGTGCACGCACCTTTGTAGTCGGCAGTATTTCCCATTCCTCCGGCGATAAATCCTTTCCAGTCGGATAATAGTTCCGCACTCGATTGTAGGTAACACGGATTTTTACGGGGCACTTACCGGACTTTTTCGGGTGCGCGGTATCAAACATTGCGGCCACCGTCACACCGTCCTTTGAATAGTTCATTTTGTGTATAAATTTTAATTTGCGGTACACAATTTACACACAAATATACGGATTTAATCGAAATAAGCAAAAACAGATTGAAATAAAATAGCTATATTTGCATCTGAGAAACAGACATTTACAAAACAAAATAAAAATCTGCAAAAATCTGCAAAAATCGCCGAATTACGCTTTGGGAGCAGGGGGTCGTGGGTTCGAATCCCGCTACCCCGACGATTGAAAGCCAACCACTTACAGCGATGTAGGTGGTTGATTTATTTTAGCGCAGGTACACAATTTACACACAACTTCGCCCATTTCTAAAGCCGTCGATCCCCTACAAACACCAGTTCGACCGCTGCCCCCCAACGGACGGAAATTTCCGTTGGTTGAATACAAAGACAGCACGGGCTGGCCGGCGTGTTTCCGTCTTATTGTTCTAAAAGTTCACACAACATCCCGTAAAAACACCACAAAAACGCATTAAATTGTTCGATAAGTCGCAAAACCCTCATTAAGAGCTGGCCGGCGTCCGGGTTCATCTCGCACGCGCGCGCATAGACGTCGGAAAATTCATTATATATACCTGTAAAAGTGTTTCGTGAGTTCTATTGCCTGCCTCGCGCACGCGCGCGTTGTGACGTGAAAAAAATATCCTTGTTTGGGTTGATTTTCCCCTCGTTGTAACCTCGTTGTAATTCTTTATACCCTTGCCGTAATCTTGCCGTTGTTTCCGTTTTACCCTTACCGTAACCTTACCGTCGTTTCCGTTTTACCCTTGACGTAACCTTGACGTTGTTTTTGTTTTACCCTCCCCGTAACCACCCCGTTGTTTTACGTTTTAGGCTTGTTTTAGGCTTGTTTTTCCTTGGGGTAACCTTGGGGTCATCAAGTCGTTTCAAAGTCGATTTTTCGGTGCCCAAATTGAAAATACCCTCCCCGTAACCACCCCGTAATCTCACCATTTTACCCTTAGCAAAACCTTAGCGGTTTTAGGGGTTTTATCCAATCGGTATAACGAATCGTTAGAGCGTCGGGAATAACGACAGCTGCACAACCTTTTACCCTTTGTGTAACCTTTGTGTATTTTGGACACAATAGACGCCAACAGCAAACCCAGCCGCCCGGATTGACGGCTGGGGCATCCTCGGGGTATATGCGGAATTCCTCAACGTGGGGTGCGGGTGGGTTCGTCGCTCTGTTCATGCACCAACCGGGTTAGTTCGGCATTAAATTCGTTGCCGATCCTCCGTCGCTCTATAAGCTGCTGGAGTACCTCCTTTACCTGTGGATCATCCGGTTTTATTGCGCCGCTCTCCAATTTGGACACAATCTCTTTCCCTCTGCGTATTACCGCATCTGTCTCCGCAGTTATCTCGTCGTTCCGTCGTAAAATTTGGTCTCTGTTCATAATACAATAGTTTTTTATCGGGTAAGTTTCATTAATAATCCTTTCGGCTTTTGGGCGGCCCTGCTCGGCGATACCTGCGCCCGCAGTTCTTGCAGTTGCATCCGTAGTTCGATAATCTCCATGACTAATTCGCTACGTTCTTGGAGTAATTGAAACCGGGCTTCGCTGGCTTTCATGTAAAGTTCCGAAAGGCTGTTAAAGTCGGAGGGTTTATTCGTTTGTAAACTCATATTCCCTGTTTGTTTGTGGGTGAAACATCAAAACATCGCCGTCCCTTTCCCATTCTCGGATCGTGTACCTGCCTTTCGGGAGGTAACCTGCCCGGCGGACGGCTTCGGCCTCGGTGGGGAAATATCCCACCGTGTGCCCTTCAAAGGATAGTTCGTAGATCATAACCGTAGATGATTAGTTCAACATTAATTGCAAGGCTTCGGATATATCGGGATACTCTTTGCCTTCGGCGTCCCATACCGCCGGAACCAGCACGAGGTCTTGCCTCTCGTCGTTGCACATCTTCGCCTCGTAGTTGATGAAGGCTATATATCCCTTGTGGGTAATCTCAAATCCCCTGCTGAGGCCGTCGCAGTGGAAGGTAATGTAATCGGCCGCTTTGCGGGCCATTGTCCGAATGTCGGACGGGGTTAATGCTGTGGTCATGGTATTAACTCAGTTTGCTGGTTTTGCATTGGTATTGATTGATTGTGCGCCTGCCGGCCAAAATATCACGGCATTCTATAAGCTCTTTTGTTAGTTCGACTATTCGCTGCTGTGCCTTAATAAGGCGATCACCCTGTTCGATGTAATCGCGTACACCTTTCCAATACTCCGCCCGCCAATCTATTTCCGGGGAACTCGTCGTGTTTACGTTCTCTTTCATAATTTTATCGTGATTTTGGTTGAATCTCGCTATTTTTTAGTCGCCGTAGTAGGTTCTGCTGTTGCCGTAATAGTCCGCGGGCACTATCAGCAGTTCGGGGCGGTACTCCGTGGCCTTCGGCTGCTCCGTCGGACGGTTCTCGATCCTCGCGGTCAGCATCGCCAGCTTCTCGTTGCGCCACGCCTTGCGCAGGCAGGCCGAAAAGGTCATCGAGGCGTTGGCACGTTTCAGATACCAGGCGTTACGGAAAATCTTCGATTTGTTGTAGGTTGCTTTCATGGTTATTATCGTTTAACTTTAATTCTCTACCGCAAATATACATTTAATGATAATAACAACAAAATAAATCGACAAAAAAATTATCACGAAATGTATTTTTTTTGACCTTAATTATCGTTTAGTGCTATATTATTGTATATTTGCAGGTACAAACAATTAACATCACGCGATAATGAAATTGAGAATCAAGGAGGTATGCCAAATGTGCAATACCACGCAAAAGGAATTGGCCGAAAAATTGGGTGTTTCGGAGGTTACATTAAGCAGGGCAGCAAATGGTAGTACATCGTTGCCGTTGCTCGAAAAGATTGCGGGCGTGTTGGGTGTTGAGGTGTCGGAGTTGTTCGCCGCCCCGAAAGAGGGTGTAATACATTGCCCGCATTGCGGCAAACTTATCAAGGTGGAGAAGGGGGAATAATATGAAAACGATACACGAACTATTGCAGGAATGCGACGCATTAAAGGCTCGTTTGTCCGCATTGCGCCCGCTGCCCGTTGAGGCTTTGAAAAAGATCGAGGGGGCGTTCGCAATCGAATACACCTACGAAAGCAACCGTATCGAGGGGAACACGCTGACCCTGCAAGAAACGGAGCTTGTAGTGAACGAGGGCGTAACGATCGCGGGCAAGTCGATGCGCGAACACCTCGAAGCGATCAACCACGCCGAAGCCATCGACTACATCAAAGATTTTGCGCGCAGCAGTACGGAGATAAGCGAGCGAACGATAAAGGAGATACACGCCCTTGTATTGCACGGGATCGACAGGGAGAACGCCGGACGTTATCGTACCGTGCCTGTCATGATTTCGGGCAGCACCCACACACCGCCGCAACCGTACCTTATCGCCCCGCAAATGGAGGCTTTCATGTCGAGGTTTGCCGAAATGGAGGCACAGGCCGTGCACCCCGTTTTGGTAGCTGCATATCTTCACGACGAGTTGGTACGAATCCATCCGTTTATCGACGGAAACGGGCGCACATCCCGTCTGTTGATGAATCTATACCTATTGCGCAACGGCTACACGCTCGTCAACCTCAAAGGCTCGGACGAAGCGAAAATAGGCTATTACAAGGCATTGGAACAATCACACGTCGAGCAACACCCCGATGCCTTTCAAAGGCTTGTAATAGGGGCGGAAATAGCGTCCCTGCGGCGGTATCTGTCTATTGTCGATAACACGCAAAATTAACATCATGAACAAGAAAACATACCAGATTGATGCGGCCAGCCTCGAACAAGCGCGCGCCCTATTCGAATCGGGGGACATCGACCGCATAGAGGTCGGAACCGTGGCCGGACTTTGTGAGATTCACCGCTATTTGTTCGGTGGGTTGTACGACTTTGCCGGAAAAATCCGGACGCTGAATATCGCAAAGGGGAGCTTCCGATTTGCAAATTGCCTTTATCTGGGTGCCATCCTCCCGGTGATCGAGCAAATGCCGGCAACAACCTTTGAGGAAATAATTGCGAAATACGTGGAAATGAACATTGCCCACCCCTTCATGGAGGGCAACGGTCGGGCCACCCGTATCTGGCTTGACATGATGCTGAAAAAACGATTGATGCAGGTTGTGGACTGGCGGAAGGTGGATAAGGATTTGTATTTGCAGGCTATGGAACGCAGCCCGATCAATGACCTGGAATTACGCGCCTTGCTCGGCCAGGCATTGACCGACCGCACGGATGATCGGGATGTGATTTTCAAAGGCATCGAACAGTCTTATTACTACGAGGGATATGAAGCATAAGGATAATGCGCGAGGGTTCATTCGATTGTTTTCTTTAGAATGCCTTGCAATCGCACTTAGTATATTTCCGTTGTTACATACACACGCCGCACCACATCAAGCTAATGAAAAGGGGGTCGTGCAGGAAATTGTTGAATCAAGAGATAGTGCAGTAATACTATTTGGGCGGGCACAAAATATGTTTGCAGTTCTTTTCGATGATTTTGATATTACCCTACGAAATAACGATAATAGGACAATAATTGCATCAGGACGAGCTAAAATAGGTGATTATATTCGAAACAATTACGATTCCAATTATCGTATGGTATCGTTCATTACCTATAAAATAAAAATTGACTGTAAAGATTATAAATATCGGTATTCAATCTCTGATATTAAAATAACAACCTTTTCTAATTTATTTGAAACCCCACAATTTGACTGGATTTCCTTCTGGTGTGCATGGTCTGATTATGGCTTAATAAACACACCTTATTTTACATATGGGAATGCAAAGATAAAAACCGAGATATATTCTTATACTATCTCTGAAATTTATGCGTCATACCAACGCGATAGCGCTGTGATAAGTAAATATGACGAAGCAGCAAAGCTATACTATGCAGCTCTAAATAAGACAAAACGCAAGTCTGATCGCAAGAATCTATTTGAACAATTAAGGCAAGTAAATTTATCCAAGATGAGTATGAGCAATAAATACAAGGCATTAAAAGCACTGAATACCATTGCTCCAATATATATAATGGATTTATGCGATAAGATTAAGGACTATATGGGAATGCATGATGATTTTTGATGTTTTATTAGGCGAATTTGCCTCCGTAGAATTAAGCCGGGATTAATCCCGGCTTTATCTATAACACAATAACGGTTCCATCCTTATTTACCGAATACTCCCCGCTGATATTTACGATATTCAGCACGGCGTAGTCTTTTGCATTGATCTTGGCTCGTGCGCCGTGCATTAATATGATTGTATGCGTGAATTGAGGCCGTGAAGCCTCGATAGTGGCCTTCGTATCACCGACCAGGCATACATATTCCTTGCCCTTTAGCGTGATGTCGCCGGCGTCGACATATACTTCCAATCCTTGAAGATTGCTTCGGTTTTCCCTGAACACTTCGACCGAGGGGAAGTTGTGGTCTTGGCAGAACTCGATCCCTTGTGGGGTAAACATCAGTTTGATTAGCTCGGGGAAGTCTTGGACGCGGTTTATCTTTTTACAAGCGCCCGTTTGTAGTGCCATCGCCCGTATGGCATCTACACTCTTATTGTGTTGAGTTGTCATAATGCTAAATATTTATATATTAATTTATTAGACTATATTTAATTTATAAATTTTCGGTATTTCTTTTTATGCTATTTATCCCATCCTCAATGCGCCCCAGTGTCTTATCCATGTTTTTGGTGCTTACGTTTATTTCCCTAACCTCTAAAAGGGTTTCCACGTCAATACGCAAACTTTCGTAATAAGCGGCTGACAATTCGTCGATTCTCGAATCCATATTCAGACAATTGTGTATTGATTCTATAATTCCTTCGACCGAATCGCGCATTTGAAGTTGTGACATGACAGCGTTTCGGATGTCGGTTACTTTGCCTTGAATGTCGGTGAAACGACCGTTTAATTCATCGCCCGTATCTTGCGACATCGTTTGAAAGCCTCGGGATGTTGCTTGTTGTTTAGAGGCTGTATTGTCGTCAAAATATTTATCCGCCCAGCCAAAAGAAGCATCCAAATCTTGATTGAGTTTTTTAATCATTTCATCAATGATATTCTCCTCCGTTTGGGTAATAATACCATCTTCCCAAAATTCCTCCAGCTTATCGCGTATGACTTGCATAGGTTCTTTTATATCGGCCTTCATGGCCTCAATCACCATTTGCTTAATCATGTTTTTTACAAAGTCTTTAGCCGATTTTGCCCTGTCTCCTCCTTGTGCCCAGGCGTCGGCATATGCTTCAGCAAAATCATTGATAGCAGCCTGAATGTCTGAACCGAATATAGCATCTTGCGCCTTTGCGGCATTATCTTCTATAAGGTTTGTTATCTCCTCATATTGTTTCTCCCACTCTTTAATGCGTTTTTTATCTGGGTCTTTCTTGCTCTTTTCTTCTTGTATTTGACGCTGAATTAATAACTTTTGTTGCTCAAGCAACTTATTTTGGTCTTCTATTAACTCTTTCGCATCTGTAGAATACGCTTTTTCTATTGAACGCGATAGCCTGTCGTAAGAACGTGATAATGCATCTATCTGATCTTGGAGTTTTTGTATTTTTCTTTCTTTACTTTTATCTATCCATTTATTTATACTTGTAATAACTCCAAGTATACTACTGGTCGCCTCTGACGCTGCGCCCATTATGTCGCCACTTTTAAATTTTTCCCACGAAGAATACACATGATTATCAAATTCGGACATCAAATTTGATAATTCAGCCCATTTGCCTAATGTTGTATCAATTTCTGCATCTTGCCCAAAAGATGCCATCATGTCGACAATACTATCCGTCAGTTGTTGCATAGCTTGAATTGTCTGATGAATTGATGTAACAATCATATCAATCATAGAAATCACTCCCGATGCCTTTCCTGCTGCTTTGGACATAGAGGCTCCCATTGCTTGCACATTTTGATCGCCGGTTTTGGCACCTTTGAGCTGCATGGCATCTCCGAGTTTCTGGTAGTTATCAATCAAGCCATTTATTCCTTGATTTTGATATGTTTGAAATCTACCTCTTTCATTCAACTTGTCGCGGTATTGTTGGTCAAGTTGCTGTGTTGCCCTTACATATTCTTCTATTGAAATTTTACCCGCATCAAGCATCTGATTTAGCTGATTGCGCAAAGTGTTATATATGTTTGATGCCATGCTTTTAGACATGGTTTCAATCCATGAAAAGAAGGCGATCCAATTGTCTGACTGTTTAGTTTCAATCTCGGCAAGGGCTGCATCGCGCTCTTTTTTCAACCTTTCTCGGTCTCCCTGAGTTGTAGCTTTTCTAATTCTTTCGTCGTAATCTTCTTTTGTCGCTTGTAGTTTTTCTCGGAAATTTCCGTATTCTCTCAAATACTCATTCCACGCTTGAATCTCTTCGTCGAATTGCGCTGAAAGTTCGGCATGACCAATTTGCCCCACCAATAAAGCGGTTCCACGTTCTTTATTCCGCTGTTCTTCATTTGCCTCTTTCAAGGCTTCCGTGTATATTCTAACACCTTCTGCCGCTTTGATATTGTCAGCATAATATACCTCTTGAAGTTCGTGATATTTTTCGCCAGCAGACCCATCGGCAGCTACATTGGTGGCGATAACTAAACCTTTGGTGTCTGCGGCAAGAATGTTTTGTGCTCCTTCGAGTTGAGTATATATATAATCTTCCAATTCCTGTGGAGACAAAATGTCCCCATTAGGCAGGATTGGGGTGACTAAAATCTCAGTCACCTTTCCCTTGGCATCCATAATACCATATTGGCTGCTGAAAACGGTGGCAATACCCTCTCCGGCATCTTCCCAGCCTTTTTTTACCAATTCCGCCGCTTCAACAAGTGGGCGCGCCAAATGATTTACATTCCCTTTGTACTGCGCAATCATCTGCTGTCCTGCAAGGAATCGTTCAGACGAAGTGTCATTTTTATACTGGGCATCAATTTCCTTTTCTTGTAACTCAAGCAGCTTTTTTTCGGCTTCTTGTATGGCTCGGGCACGTTTCTGATAGTCGAGGTCAATTTGCGCAAGTTTCTTGGCCGTGCCGTCCTTCATGGAATCTACCTCCGCCTGCAATGCATCGTCCCGGAGCTTTTGCAGTTTCTGGCTAAGTTCTTTTAGATTGCGCTCTTGGTCGGATGCGGCTTTTTTTGCTGCGCTTTCGGCCTCTTGGCGTGCTTTTTTCCATTCTGCGTTAAGTTCGGCGGGGGTTTTCCCTACAAATAATTTTTCTGCTGCGGGGGTCAATTTTTCGATGCCGGCATTTATCGCCGCAATAAATGCATCGACATCACCTTCATAATCTTCATTAATGTGCTTCCATATAGTATTCCCTTCCTCACCAAGCTTCGATAGTGCGCTAATAAATTCTTTCCGGAATTGGGTTATGTTTGTTTTAGCCTCTGCAAAAGTTTTAGCACCCCAAATAGCGCTTTGGCCACCCTGACCCAAATCCATGTATGTCTGTATTGCCTTATCATATTCTTTTCTGTACTCTTTCAGTGCATTAGAATAATTGGTATAGGCATTCCCTGTTTTTTTGATGCGTGCTATACTCTTTTTGTCCTCTGTAATAAGTTCTTGGGCAGCCTTCGCCTCTGCGACCTCGATAATTGCATCGCGCAGGTTTTCATAAGCACCGACAGCATTTCCGACCATAACCTGTTCCGCAGCCATATTGCCGAAGTAAGCGGGGTATATGTCTTGCAGTTTTTTGACCGCTTCGGCTCTTTCTTCATAGGGCTTGGAAAGGTCTGTCGCA